TACTGTGGTTTCTTTTCTATTACATTATGCTGTTTTTAACGATAATGTAAATATTGGTATTCTTGCAAACAAGGCAGCGACTGCAAGAGAACTTTTAGATAGATTGCAAACTGCTTATGAGAATTTACCAAAATGGATGCAGCAAGGTATCATATCATGGAATAAAGGTTCTTTAGAGTTAGAAAATGGATCAAAGATTCTGGCTGCTTCTACATCTGCAAGTGCTGTCCGAGGCATGTCATTCAATATCCTGTTTCTCGATGAGTTCGCTTTCGTTCCGAACCATATCGCAGATTCCTTCTTTGCATCTGTTTATCCTACTATTACTTCTGGTAAACAAACAAAAGTAATTATAGTTTCTACCCCACACGGTATGAATCATTTTTACCGCATGTGGCATGATGCGGAAAAAGGTAAAAACGAGTACATTTACACTGATGTTCATTGGTCCGAGGTTCCGGGTAGAGATGAAGAGTGGAAAAAACAAACAATTGCAAACACCTCAGATCAACAATTCAAAGTTGAGTTTGAGTGTGAATTTTTAGGATCCGTCGATACGTTGATTGCTCCAAGCAAACTCAGGAACCTCGTATACGACCACCCTAAGACACGTAGCGGCGGTTTAGATGTACATTTGGATGCAGAGGAAGAACACGATTATATCGTTACTGTAGACGTTGCTAGAGGCGTAGGAAACGACTATTCAGCCTTTGTAGTCACCGACATTACACAATTTCCACATAGAATTGTTGCAAAATATAGAAACAATGAAATCAAACCTATGCTATTTCCGAGCATAGTTCATGAGGTTGCAAAAAATTATAATAATGCATATGTGCTATGCGAAGTCAATGATGTTGGAGATCAAGTAGCAAGTATTCTTCAATATGACTTGGAATATCAAAATCTACTTATGTGCTCTATGAGAGGCAGAGCTGGTCAAATTGTTGGGCAGGGTTTTTCTGGTAAGAAAACCCAGTTAGGGGTAAAAATGTCCAAGACTGTTAAAAAAGTTGGATGCCTCAATCTCAAAACTATGATTGAAGAGGATAAACTACTCTTCAATGATTATGAAATCATGAGTGAACTTACAACATTCATTCAGAAACATAATTCGTTTGAAGCTGAAGAAGGTTGCAATGATGACTTAGCTATGTGTCTAGTCATTTATGCATGGTTAGTTGCTCAAGATTATTTTAAAGAATTAACAGATCAAGATGTAAGAAAAAAATTATACGAAGAGCAAAAAAATCAAATAGAGCAAGACATGTCCCCATTTGGTTTTATTGTTGATGGAACAGAGTCTGCGAGTTTTGTTGATATTGATGGGGATAGGTGGTTTACTGATGAGTATGGAGATATGTCTTATATGTGGGAATATAACTAATGGAATTGGATAAGCAATTAAAATTGGGGCATTTATTGCTTACCGATAGAAAATGTAGGATATGCGCCAAAACAAAAAATTTAATAGATGGATTTTATCGTACTAGAAAAGATAAAGGACCTGTTGCTTCATCATATTCATATGAGTGTAAAGAGTGTACTATTAAAAGGATCGTAAAATCAAAAAATTTCCATCAACCTCCACTCTCATGGGAATATCCTGACTGGTAACCAATTCACGTCACGTTTCCCCCTTGTAAAGTAACTTTTTAATAAATATTTTTTAGATAAACTGAGACTTCAGGAGAAAGACATGGCGACTCCTCAATTATCTCCAGGTGTAATTACCAGAGAGGTTGACTTAACTGTTGGGAGAGCTGATAATGTTTTAGAAAACATTGGTGCGATTGCTGGACCTTTTGCAATTGGACCTGTTGATGAACCCACTACAATTAGAACAGAGCAAGAGTTAATCAATACCTTTGGAAAACCACTATCTACAGATGGACAGTATGAGTACTGGATGACGGCATCCTCATTCTTGTCTTATGGCGGAGTTCTTAAAGTTGTAAGAACTAGTGGAACTACCCTCAATAATTCTAGTGCTGGCGTTGGATCTGCTTCATCCCCAGATATTCAAATTGATAACTACGATGATTATGCTACCAATCACTCTGCTGTTTCGGTAGACTTTACATATGCTTCTAAAAATCCAGGATCATGGGCGAATAATTTAAAAGTTTGCTTTATTGATGATTTAGGAGATCAGATTGTTGGCGTATCAACAAATGATCTAGGAGCACTTGGAGCAACTATTGGGGCTGGCGTTACAACTCTGTTAACCGGAGAAGCTATTCCAAAATCCAATGGAACTATAGAATCTTTTACTGGATATTTAAAAGGAATTATCACTGGCGTAACAACAGACGCAACAAACTCAAATAGTAAAGTTACATTAAAAATTCTGTCCAGAGTTTCTGCAGCTGGAACAGAATCCAAAATTACTTACGGCAAAAATACAACCTATGCAGCATTCCCAGTTGGGTGTGATTTAAAATTTGTAAGTAGTGCTGGAAATGTTTTAAATCCAACTACCACTTGCTCATGCACATCAGTTTCAGATTGGTATGAAGAGCAAACATTAGGATTATCAAATGCGACAATATACTGGAAGTCTATTGCACCCAAACCAGTATCGAATAATTCTTCTTTAAATTCTAGTGGTAGAAATGATGGATTGCATGTTGTTTTAGTTGATGATACTGGAAATGTTACTGGAGTAAAAGGCAATATCGTTGAGAAGCATTTAAATCTTTCCAAGGCAGTAGATGCTGTTTCAAATGAAAACGCACCAACAAAGATTTGGTATAAAGATTATCTTGCTTTATATTCGAATTATGTTTATGCGGGGAGAAATCCATCAAGTGCTGTGGATGCTTATTGGGGAACAACTCCAAGGGCAACTGGATTTACAACATATTCTGGAGTTCCATCGGCTTCATTTACTCCACTCTCAACTGCTAATGGTCTTTGGGGGCAAAATGCACAAGGAATTGAATTTAGTGCAATTGGTAACGTTACATATACATTAACTGGTGGAGTTGATTATCAAGTAGGTGGAGGAATGAATGCAGATTTGACGAACATAATTTCGTCATATGACTTATTCTCCAATAAAGATCGTTACCCTGTTGACTTTATTCTTGGCGGTCCCGGAGAAGCGAGCGAAACAGAATCTCAAGCAAAAGCAGCTAAATTAATTTCTATTGCAGAAGGTAGAAAAGATTGTATTGCTTGCATCTCACCTTATTCTGCAAATGTTCTTAACATTACAAATTCAGATACTCAGACATCTAATGTTGCATCATTCTTCTCAGGAATAAATGCATCAGTATCATCAAGTTCTTATGCAGTCTTTGATTCCGGATATAAGTACATGTATGATAGATTCAACAATTCATTTGAATATGTACCTTGCAATGGTGACGTTGCTGGATTGATGGTTAGATCTTCACTCAATTCATATCCTTGGGTTTCTCCTGCAGGACAACAAAGAGGAATTCTTAATAATGCAATTAAACTTGCATATAATCCTTCAAAAGATCAAAGAGACATTCTTTATACTGCTAGGGTTAATGCAATCATCAATCAAAGTGGTGTTGGTATCCTTCTATTTGGGGATAAAACTGCTCTAGGATATGCATCTGCATTTGATAGAATCAATGTAAGAAGATTGTTCATTACTGTAGAGAAGGCACTTGAAAGAGCAGCTCAATCACAACTCTTTGAACTCAATGACGAAATAACAAGATCCAATTTTGTTAATATCGTCGAACCATATCTTAGAGATATTCAAGCTAAGAGAGGACTTTATGATTTCCGTGTTATTTGCGATCAAACAAATAATACTCCTGACGTAATTGATAATAATGAATTTAGAGCTGATATTTTCCTAAAACCAACTAGATCAATTAATTATGTAACGCTAACTTTTGTTGCTACCCGCACAGGAATTAGTTTTGAAGAAGTCACTGGTAGAGTTTAATCATTATCTAAATTAATTACAGACGGAGGAATCCAAAATGTCCACCCTAAGAACAATCACAAACTTCAAATCTAGATTAGCTGGTGGTGGTGCAAGACCCAACCTATTTGAAGTAACCATTCCATCATTCCCAACTGCAGCTTTAGGTGCTCAATGGGATAATGAAACATTTCAGTTTCTATGCAAAGCAGCAGCTTTACCAGCATCAAACGTAGCTCCAATCGATGTACCTTTTAGAGGTCGCATTTTAAAAGTTGCTGGAGACAGAACTTTTGATACTTGGACAGTTACGGTCATCAATGATGAAAACTTTAGATTAAGAACGGCATTTGAACTATGGATGAATGGTATCAATAAACTAGATAATGCAACAGGTGCAACAAGTCCTTCATCATATATGACTAATGCAATTGTTCACCAACTTGGAAGAGGTGCTGGAACCAGAGAGGCAACAACAAATAATCAATCTTCTGGTGGAACATCAATTACACCACTGAGAACATATAAGTTCTATGATATTTTTCCAACTAATGTTTCTCAAATTGATCTTTCTTATGATACTTCAGACACTATTGAGGAATATACTGTAGAATTCCAAGTCCAATACTGGTCTGCAGGTAGTACCTCTGATAATGGCGGAGCTACTGACGCAACTAACGTTGTAATAAGATAATAAATAGTAGAAAGAAATTTTTAATTAATAATGGCGAAATTATTTGGATTTTCTATTGAGGACACAGAGCCAACTTCTCAGACTACAGTATCACCCGTCCCCCCCAACAGTGAGGACGGGTCTGATTTTTATCTGAGTAGTGGTTTTTTTGGTTCTTATGTAGATATTGAAGGTGTTTACAGAACAGAATTTGATTTAATTAAAAGATATCGTGAAATGGCTCTTCACCCAGAATGTGATAGTGCTATTGAAGATATTGTAAATGAAGCTATTGTTTCCGATTCTGATGATAGTCCGGTAACTATTGAACTATCAAATTTGAATGCTAGCGATGGAATTAAGAAAAAAATTAGAGAAGAATTTAAATATTTACTTGAACTTTTAGATTTTGATAGAAAGTCTCACGAAATTTATAGAAATTGGTACGTTGATGGAAGACTTTTTTACCATAAAGTAATTGATCTCAAGAATCCTGAAGCAGGTATACAGGAATTGAGATACATTGATGCAATGAAAATTCGCTATGTAAGGCAACAAAAAAGAGTACAAAATCAAGGACAAATGAGGTTGGCTAATATGAACCAACCAAATCCCATGGAATATGAATTCCCAGAGATTGAAGAATATTTTGTATATAATCCAAAAATGTCCTACCCAACCTCAAACCCAGCTGCAATGGGTGGAGAGTCTGGTATCAAAATTTCTAGAGATGCAATTACATATTGCACTTCTGGATTAGTAGATAGAAATAAGGGATCAACACTCTCCTACTTACATAAAGCAATTAAGTCACTCAACCAATTGAGAATGATTGAGGATAGTCTTGTAATTTATAGACTATCTCGTGCTCCAGAAAGAAGAATTTTCTACATCGATGTGGGCAATCTTCCAAAAGTAAAAGCAGAACAATATCTACGTGATGTTATGATGAGATATCGTAACAAACTCGTTTATGATGCCTCAACTGGAGAAGTTCGTGATGATAAAAAATTTATGAGTATGCTCGAAGATTTCTGGCTTCCAAGAAGAGAAGGTGGTAGAGGAACTGAAATCACAACTCTTCCTGGTGGTCAAAATTTGGGAGAAATTACAGATATTGAATATTTCAAAAAGAAACTCTATCGTTCTTTAAATGTTCCACCATCAAGAATGGATGGAGAAGGTGGATTTAATCTTGGTCGCTCATCAGAAATTTTAAGAGATGAATTAAAATTCACAAAATTTGTTGCTCGTCTAAGAAAGAGATTTTCTCAGATGTTCAATGATATGCTAAGAACTCAACTTTTGCTTAAAAATATCATTACTCCAGAAGACTGGCGAGTAATGGAAGAGCATATTCAATATGACTTTTTATATGATAATCATTTCTCTGAGTTAAAGGATGCTGAACTTTTGTCCGAGAGATTAAATATGGTTGCTACGGCAGAACCCTATATTGGCAAATATTTTTCTCAAGACTATGTTCGCAGAAAAATACTGAGACAAACTGATATGGAAATTATTGATCAAGATGCATTGATTAAAAAAGAAATTAAAAATGGAATTATTCCAGATCCAAATGCGCCAGTAGATCCTATGACTGGACAACCAATAGAACCTGGGGTTGATGGTATGGATCTTGGTCAACCAGTAATGGAACCAAATACCGATGGAGCTAAAGATGGGGGTTCAACAGAAGTTGACGGATCTTCTGCCGAAATTCCCAAACCCAACGGTGGACAAATATAAATAATCAGGATTTAAATTAATGGTATAAATCAATGGATGAATTATTAGATATGATTATTGGCGATGAAAAACCATCACAAATCAGTGATAAAATTAAAGATTTACTTTTTGATAAAGCAGCAGGAAAAATAGATTCATATAAACCAACCGTTGCAGCATCTCTCTTTGGAGAAGTTGGAGGGGAAACTTTCGAAGAAGAGTGATTCATAAATAATTAGTAAATGAATTTCTAAGAATAATGGCTCATAGACCAGTTGGCGCGGGGATTTCCCTATCAACCACTGCAACTGCAGCAGCAACTACTTCTTTCACTGTACAATCAGATGTTTTAAGAATTGCTGCTGTTACTGCAGGTGCATTTGTAGCTATTGGAACTAATCCAACTGCTACCACGACAGATTACTATATTCCAGCAGGAACAACTGCAACTCTTGCAATGACTAAAGCATCAAATAGAGTTGTTGGTATTACTACTGGAACTACAACTATTATTGATTTTGCAGAAGGAACCCAATGCCCATTTGGTGTTGGAGATTTTGTTACACTATCAACTGGTTCTGCAGCACAGTCATATTACAACATTACTCATGCTGCAGTTCAATCAGTTGATACCACAGCAGGAGTCAATGGATATCACCAAACTCGCTGCACTTTAACCCACAACAGTAGTGGTATTGTTACTGCATTCAATGCAGGACTTTCACCTGATACATTTTTAAGAATATCGTTGAGATTATCATCCAGAACAGAAGGTGGTTCTGGAGTTGTTTATGCACAACAAGTTCAAATTAGCGGTCAAGCATAAAATGAAACTCATCACAGAAGAAATCGAATCAGTAGAATTTATTGTTGAGGAATCTGACGGCAAAAAATCACTTTATATTGAAGGCATTTTTCTTCAAGGAGACATCAAAAACCGCAATGGTAGAATGTATCCAATGGAAACACTTCGTCGTGAAGTTGCTAGATACAATGAAAATCATGTTGTAGCAGGTAGAGCACTCGGAGAACTTGGACATCCAGATGGTCCAACAGTAAATCTTGACCGCGTATCTCATAAAATTGTTTCATTAAGAGAGAACGGATCTAACTTTGTCGGTAAAGCAAAAATCCTAAGCACACCAATGGGAAAGATTGCATCTTCTTTAATTGAAGAAGGTGTAAAACTCGGTGTTTCTTCTCGTGGTATTGGTTCTCTTACGATAAGTCGTGAGGGAGTTAATGTTGTTGGCGATGATTTCATGCTTGCTACTGCTGCTGATATCGTTGCTGATCCTTCCGCACCTGATGCTTTTGTTGAAGGAATTATGGAAGGAAAAGAGTGGGTTTGGGACGGAGGAATCCTTCGCGAAAAGTTTGCACAGAAAACATTTAAAAGAATTAACACGTTAGTCGATCAAAAAAGACTCGAAGAACAAAAATTAAATCTTTTTAATGATTTTCTTTCAAATTTATAAATTGATAAATAAATATAGATTAAATTAGAGGTTAATCGGAGAGTTCAAATGTCTCGTGGAGATTTACAAGAAATGGAAGTAGGCACTAAACCATCCAAGTCAGCCGTTAATGCTAATGCTAAGGCTGCAGAAGCAGCGCATCACTTAACTGGCTCAACTCCAGGTCAAACCGGAAGTTGGGAAGATCTTGGCGGACCTGACCCTTCAAATTACAAACCAACTGATGATTCAGCAAAGCTGAAGACTCCTGGTGCAACTCTTAAGCAAGTTAAGGATGTTGTAAATAAAGGAGCAAAACCAGCGATGGCTGCTGCAGGTGTTAAGGAAGATCATGAAGAAGATGAAGAACTCGTAGAAGAAACCACTGAAGAAGAAATTTTAGAAGCTAAGAAAGAAAAAGAAGAAGAGGAAGAAAAAGAAGAAAAAGAAGAAGAAGAAGAGGAAGAAGTAAAAGAAGAGTATAACATCGAAGAAGATGTTAATGCTCTAATTGGCGGCGAAGATCTTTCGGAAGAATTCAAGGAAAAGGCAAAAACCATCTTTGAAGCTGCTCTTAAGTCAAAAGTTGCCGAAATTAAGGAAGCTCTTGAGACCCAATATGAGCAAAAGCTCATTGAGGGTGTAGAAGTAATTAAAGAAGAAATCAAAGGTCGTTTAGATTCATATCTTGAGTACGTTGCTGAAGAGTGGTTCACTGAGAACGCTCTTGCAATTGAGCACGGTCTCAAGACTGAAATGACTGAATCATTCCTTGAAGGAATGAAGGGTCTTTTTGAAGAACATTATGTATCAATTCCTGAAGATAAATATGATGTACTTGATAGCATGGTACAAAAACTTGATGAAATGGAAGAAAAACTCAACGAGCAGATTGAGAAAAACATTTCACTCAACAAGCGTCTCGCAGAGTCGGTTGCTGATGGAATCTTAGATCAAGTTTCTGAGGGTCTTGCGGCTACTCAGAAAGAAAAGCTCGCTTCACTTGCCGAAAGTGTTGAGTTTGAAAGTGAGGAAGAATATCGTGAAAAACTGGAGACATTGAAGGAGTCATATTTCCCTTCAAAGACTGGTTCTCCATCCGCTAAAACAGAAAGTCTTTCCGAGCAAGTAGACAGTTCACCAGAATCTATGTCTGGTCCAATGGCTGCTTATCTGAGAACACTTTCATCATTTAGCAAATAATTGAATTTAATATAATTCAAACGCAAACTGTCACACTACAAAGGTAAACGCAAATGTTCCATTCAGAGCATCTGCAGGAAAAGTGGGCACCTCTCCTCAACTATGAGGGTCTTGATCCAATCAAAGATTCCCATCGTAGAGCGGTAACCGCCGTCCTGTTAGAAAACCAAGAAAGATTTTTAAGAGAGCAATCTGCTTTCGAAAGCACCGGTTCATTCCTGACCGAAGCTCCAACCAACGCAACTAACTCAGGAACCAACCCTGGTTTTTCGGGAACAGCTGCTGCTGGTGGTCCTACTGCAGGTTTTGACCCCGTTCTGATCTCACTGATCAGACGTTCAATGCCTAACCTGATCGCCTATGATATTGCAGGCGTTCAGCCAATGAGCGGTCCTACTGGACTCATCTTTGCAATGCGTTCACGCTACACCAATCAGAGCGGAACTGAAAGCTTCTACAATGAATCTGATTCAGCATTCTCTGGTCAAGACTTCGGATTCGATGAAACCGATGGAATGACTGCGGTTAACTCTGGTATGGGTACTACCACCCAATCAGGCACTAACCCATCAGTTCTCAACCCAGTTGGTACTGCTGCATCCAACGGATATAACGTTGGTCAAGGTATGCGTACTGACGCTGCTGAAGATCTTGATGGTACTACCACCAATGCCTTCAACCAGATGGCTTTCTCGATCGAGAAAGTCACCGTAACCGCTAAGTCAAGAGCCCTGAAAGCCGAGTACTCATTAGAACTCGCTCAGGACCTCAAGGCAATCCACGGTCTGAATGCTGAGGCTGAATTAGCAAACATTCTCTCAACCGAGATTCTTGCTGAAATCAACCGCGAAGTTATCAGAACC